TTATCGATACGCGTGATATCGCCGGTATTTTTCCCGACGGTGGTCTGCAGGCCCGACAGCGTTGTAGCCTGCGCCTCCTGCTCAGTCGTCAGCGTTGCCAGCTCCTGCGTCACGCTGGCTTTGTTGGCGTTAACGGTCGCCTCCAGCGCCGTCCGGGCTGTCACCTCCGCTTCCTGCGCCGTGATGCGCGCCTGGCGTTCGGTGTAGAGCAAACCCGAGGCCAGCTTCGACGGGTCATCACCGGTATAGCCGCCCCGGATCTGCGTCGCTAACGTTTCTCGCGCTGTGGCTTCCGCCTGGTCGCCAGCAACACGGGCTGTCGCTTCCTGCTGCAGCGCCGCCATACCTGCGCCGGGAGTGGGCCGTCCAAGCGCCACCCAGTCAATCAGGAAATAATTGGTCGCATCCTGCTTAGTGGACAGATCCAGCCTGAACTGATTCATCGTGGTTTCAGTCAGCCAGGGGATATTGTCGAACTCCAGCGTGGCGATCCCGTTCGCGTCGTATGCAGGCTCGGCGACAGTGAGCATGTTGGTGTCGTTGAAGCCACCGGTCCCCCGCCACCGCAGCTGCCCCGCCCAGCCCGGCGCCCCGAACTTCCTGATGCGCAGTTTAACGAAGCGATAGGACGACGAGTTAATACCCAGTGAACCGGGAGACTGCACCCATGGATCGGTGGCATGGTTCGCCGGGCGGATCCACCCGTCAACGATCGTCGGGGTCCCGTTCCCGGTCCAGCCCTCTACCGTCGAATCGAAGTACCAGATTTTGGCCGGATCGAACTGCGAGCCGGTACCTGCAGAAATCTGCCCAATCTGCTGCGCCAGTGACTCGGTGGTGGTCTGGATCGTCTGATTGACGTTACTGATATCTGCGACGCGCTCGTTCTTCTCGGTCAGCAGCGCCTGGGCGCGCGCCGTTGCCTCGTCGGTGATGGCTTTCTTACGGTCCGTGACCTCCTGTGCCAGGCCTGCTTTGGTTGCCGCCGAATCTGTCGTAACTTTGCTGATGTCGTCGCGCGCTGACTGAATATCGTCGCTGAGATCGGCGATATCAGCGGTGAGTTCCTTATACGCGTCTGTCTGTTTGATCTGGTTGTCGATATCCACCAGGTAATCAGCTGCAACCGAGCTGCTGCTGCCCTGAATAAAATCAGTCCATGCCGACTTATTGCCGGTGCGATCGACAAGCCGCGCGCGGTACCAGAATCCTACCCCGGCTTTCAGGCCCAGTTGCTGATAAACATGCTGCGGATAGGGCACCCCGGCCAGCAGAAGCGGATTTGTGCCGGTCGATGCAGTGGAATACTGTATCTCCGTCTGTAAGGTATCGCCGGTACCAGCCGGGAAATCCCAGTCCAGCTGTACGCCCCAGAGCAACGGCGTGGTACGGAAATTGGCGGGCTTTGGCACATCACCGGCCCGGCCCTTGAGATGCGTCAGCACTGAGGTGGCCCACAGGCTGGAAGCGCCGCCAGCGTTAATCGCCCTGACGCGCACCAGGTAATCACCTTCGTAGATCCCCGGCACTTCGATATTGCGCAGCCCGGTTTGCGGTACGTTAACCCACTCACTATCACCCCGGCGCCACTGTGCCTGGTAGGCGATCACGTCTGCCTGAGGTTTCCCGGTTTTATCCAGCGGAGCATCCCAGGAGGCCGTCAGCGTGGCAATGCGCTGTCCCTGTCTCACAGAGTCGTAGCTCGATACCATGACGTTTCCGGGCTGAGAAACAACACCAGTAGGAACCAGGCTGACAGGCGGGATGTCCAGGCGCGCATTGTTATCGACAGCGTCATATTTCGAGGCGTTGTATTCCGCCCCCGTAATGGTGTAGGTGTTCTCCTCGTCGTTGAATGTCAGGTTCATCACACGAAAATACTGCAGGCGCAGCTGTCCGGCATCGATAACGAAAACGGCATCTGGCGCTGGCGCAGAGGAAAACGCGGTGGCCACGATTAACTGCGTGCCGTTGACCGCCTGAATGACCCGGTTTTCCACAATGCCGCCCTGTGTGCGGATCATCAGCGTGTCGCCCGGGACGGCGCTGGTCCCGCGATCGGTTGTAACGGCTTTAAGCCCGGCGTTGTAACTCACAACGCGCCCACCATACACTCGCCCGGAAAAGCGTTCATCCGCAAAAGCGAACACGGTGCCGGGAACATAGGCAAAGCCATCCAGTCCGGTTTGCAGCGTGATCAGGCGATCGAGATAGTTGGAGTACACCGCCCAGCCGCCTCGACGCTGCGCCTCACTCTCACGCGTACAGCCAATGGCAGTCAGCTGCGTCTGCTTGAATTTGAACTGCTTAACCAGGTCAGGAAACATCACCGCAGTGGTACGATCCTGATAGTGGTTGTCCGGGTCGCTGAAGTTAATTAGCGCAGAACTGTAGCGGTTCTTCTCGCTGCCGCTGGAATAGTTCGGCTTTCCGACGACCGAGGCGCGAGTGAGGATCTGCAGCTTCGTCGTGTCCGCTGGCATGTCTGAGACAACATTGAACATGTTGTTGCCCCAGAACGTCATACCGTTGAAGCCAGCGGCGATATCCTTAATCACCTGCCAAGCATCGGCCTGCGACTGGATATAGACGTCAAACAGGAAGCGCGGCTCGGTACCGGTGCCGCCCTTACCATCGGGCACCTTCTGGTCACAGCGCTGGGCTATGCGGTACAGCTCCCACTTATCCAGCATGGCTGCCATTACCCGACGGCCCAGGCCAAAGCGCGGCTCCGTGAGTACATCAAACCAGATCCACGCCGGGTTATTCGACCAGCCCCATTTGAATGTCCCGTCCCAGGTGCCGTTATAAACCCGGCCAACCGGATCATAGTTCTGCGGGATGCGGATAATCCGCCCTTTCGGCTTGCAGGATATCTTCGGGATGTTGTTGAAGGATTTTGCGTTGAACGACACATACAGCAGCGCGGTATGCGGATAGCGCAGGCGCGCGTCGATCACCTCCGTGATTGCCTGCACCTGTGTCTTGTTCTGTAGCATCTGGCTGGTGCTGTCTGCGGTATCGCGAACCACGCGGATCTGCCAGCCGGTGTTAGCCTTGGGCAGATTGATGCGGTGGGTCAGCTCGTACAGAGAACTGAGCTTTTCCGTTACGGTTTTGGTGAGCACAGTGCTGTATGCACCGCCATCTACAGCCACATCGATGTGATAGGTGACGGAAGTGCCGACGATATCGCCATCATTCTCCTGCTGCTGCAAACCGGTAATGCCGATACGCACCAGCACTGCGTCAATCTGGGTATTACTGATGGCCCGGGTCCAGGGAGTGACCTTCGTCAGCGACACGCCAATGCTGGTCTCGTTCTCCACGGCTGGGAACCCGGGGATCGGCGACTGCGTCTGCGTGCCCGGACGAAAGTCCCAGGAGACATTCTCGAAGTTCATCGAGCCGTCGGCGTTGCCCAGCGGCGTGCCGTCAAGGAAGATCCGGGTTGCATCCAGTCCACCAGCAAACTCGCCTTCACCGAGCGCCAGCAGCATACGGCAGCGCGCCATCGACTGCGCGGAATCGGGTTGTTCAACAGGCGTGTGCTGCTTCTGACTGCCGCCTTTTGCACCAGTAATCGTTGCCATATTGCATCCATAAAAAAAGCACCCGATTGGGTGCTAATTGAAGAGTAAGAAATTCTCAGATGTCCTCGGCCACGATCCCCGCACTGATTATGGCGCCGCCAATTTCGCGCTCGCCATACAGCAGCGCGACCGGGTTGCCCATCGCCAGGGTGTTCACTGCGCCGCCGAAGGCATAGCTGGGCTTATTGTCGGGGTCATCACGCCCCTGAAGGCCTTTGGGCTGCGGCGAGAGCATCTGGTAGATACCGCCTGCAGCCATGCCGATACCAGCGGAGATCATCCCCGCGCCGATAATACCGGCTGAACCGAATGTCATGCCAGTGACGACAATGCCCGCCACAACCATGACGGCACCCAGTATCGTCTGGAACAAGCCCGCTTTCTTTGCCCCTTCCATCAGTGGCGCGATACGGATATCGCTGTCCCCACCCAGCTCCTTGAAATCCTGTTCGCCGATGTTGCGTTTGCCACGAAACACCGCGAAGGTCATGCCGTTTTTTTTGGCATTCATGAGAAAGCTTTCCAGCCCGTCCAGGTTGATGCACAGCGCCTTTACCGCTTCCGCTGACGTCTGCACCGCCAGTCGGTGAACGCGGCCAAACCGGGCACCCAGCGCGCCATACAATCGAATCGTGGTTAAGCGCGCCATGGCTTAATCTCCTGCGGTAGGTCTTTGTGCCGAACGCAGATCATCGTCCGGTCTTTAAAATATCCACGGGCATAAGGCGTGATGCAGGATGGCTGGCCGTACAGGTGGTGCAGCAGCTCGCCCTCTTTGGTGATGATCCCCGCATGGTTCCACTTGTCCGACTCGACCTGCATGATGACCATACACCCGGGCGCGGGGTCGCATTCGACAAACCCCTCACGCTCCCAGTTATCGAAATAGAGGTTGTCCGGGTACTGGCTTTCCCACCACGGATAATCCACGCGGAAATCGTTCAGCGCTACGCCCTGTATGGCGTGCCAGTCCATGACCAGGCCCCAGCAGTCGTGCGATCCCAGAAGGAAAGGACGGCCAATCAGCGGGATGGCATCAGGGGTGATCTCAGCGTACTCATCGCAGTCCGGCGCGTAAATGCCCCAGACCACACCAGAGTTATTGCACTGCTGGCGATCAAGGTCAGAGGGGATAGGCCGGGCGCCATCGCCCGGGTGGGAGTGAATGACGCGGACAATGGTCCCGGCGTCCTCGGCGTTCGCCCAGTGTTCGCCGTCAATTCGGAAATGCTCTGTCGGATTTTCGTGGCTGTTCGGCACCGGGATATAGCGCTGGCGCCGTCCTGACTGAATGACGAAGCCGCAGCACTCGCGTGGGGATTCCTCCAGCGCGTGCGCCCGGATCGCCGTCATAATGGTTTTGTTCATGGGTATATCCGGTTATCGGGTGAAGAGAACTGTCGCCGGGTAGCCGCCGAAATCAAGAACGGCAGTGTTCGGTTCTGCCAGCCCCGCACCGAAGCGCTTGCGGCAGTCACTGAGGCAACCCCCACACACATCAAACGCCGGGTCAGCTACTGCAATACCCTTCGCATCGAAATATGCCGTGCCGTTATAGGTGCAGCCGTCACCGCTGCGGTATTGTCCGCGCAGTGCCCATTCGCAGAGCGAGGTGATCTGCCGGGTAGGTATGACCAGGTTCTGTAGGTCAGCCGGGCTGCTGAGCGACCAGGACACCATCTCGTCATCTTCAGAGATTTTGGTATCCAGCCAGAAAGTCTGCAGGGAGAACATCGTCGGGTCTGCTGTCGGATTAACACCGCCAGGGAAGTTCACCGCATCCAGGTAAACCGCGTAGGTGTCGATGATGCTCACCTTTGCATTCACCATGTCTTTGAACTGGAGACACAGCGCAGTGATATGGCCGTCGAGGTTAGACACGCTGAGCTTTGGTTCTGCGGCCTGATCGGTTGAAAGCGCCAGGTCGGCAATCTGGAAAGGCCAGAACTCGTAGGCGTTGCCATCCCAGATGATAGGCTTCGGCCCCAGCCTGGCCTCGTCGCCGTTCGCCGCGTCAATCTCGGCAGGCGTATGGGGAAACGGGCTGTAGTGAAAGCGGTGGATCCCGCCGCTGAACTCTGAGGCATCCACTTCGACCAGGCGGACCCTGCCACCTGGTGCCAGCTTCGCCGCCTGATCAACAAGTGCCATTATGCGTATACCCCGTAGGCCCGTTTAATAGTGAACGTCAGCTCAGCGAATTTGCTGTTGATCTGGTTTTTGCGAACAGAGTCGGCGACAACGCGATACATCCCTTTCTCTTCGCCCGGCGGCGTTATGATGAAGGCCTTCACGGTGTGAGCCAGCAGAAAGTCGCGGATAGTGTTTACCTCCACCTCAGTGCCGGTATGTTTCATCGGCACCTGAATGGCCGTGGAGTTGATGCCGTTCTCGGCCACCTGTTCATAGCCATCGCCAAACTGCGCCGCACGCACTGTCTGGCTATATTCAACAGGGCCAGCGCCGAGCTGCGAGCGCCAGCTGTAGGTTTCGACTGCCATGTTTGCTCCATAAAAAAACCCAGCCGGAGCTGGGTTCATTGTTAATTTATGCCTAGTGATTAGGACGCTATAGCTTTTTTCAAGTCATTCCATTTTTGGAAAAACAATCTGGAACCGGCTAAGGCTGTTTCAGCCATTTCCTTACTCACAGTTACTTCCGAAATATGGTAATCCGCTTCGTTACGTGCTTCGCGTTGCTGACGCAAACTGTATCCGAGCACCTTCAACTGAGCTGAATCGTATGGCTCAAGTTTATTTTCTGCCTTATTGCTCATATAGCCAATAAGATTACTGTGATGGTTTGAGGAGAATGCAGGAACAGACTGTAGTGATTCCAGGGCGTGGTGATAACTCGCATAATAAGCGCGAGAAACACAACTGCGATAGCCAGTTTCGCTTTCCAGCCCAATTAACGAATCAGCGCAGCTTAAAATATCATTACTATTCACTGGCATAACTAATTCCAGAGTGCAGTTCACGGGAAGGCGAGAATCTAGCAACTAAGCCACAATCATCTAATGCATCAACGTTACATATTTCTTCGGCTAATTCCCAATTAAGAGATGCCAAGAAGTCTGGATCTTTATCAGGCACGTCAACAACATAGCAGGGGCTAAGGTTTTTACTAACCTCAACATAGCCGGTTATGAGCCGATGTTTTTCAGTTAACCCCCACACGATACTTGCAAGCGTATGAAATTGCTCTGCCGTGCAGCCGCTCAGAGAGTATGCCCCATCAACTTCCGATAAAAGCTCAAGTTTATGCTTCTCTGCACCGGCCCTATTTTCATCTTCTGAAAGCAACTTAATGTGCATATCCATGTAGTGTAGCAAGCGTTCTCTATCACCAAAACGGTAGGCCATGGAGTAGGCAGTGCAACTCAATGTTTTCGAACGATGAACATCAGCAAAGGCATAGATGCGAGAATTTAGAAGATTTACACAACCAGCGTGGCGAAGCATGAAGCAATAATTCGTGGCCAAGGTCGAGTTATTCATCATATCGAATGCCTCAAACGTCGCAATTGCCTCCTGAGTATTGCCGTAAAGCGCATGCAAAAAACCAAGCGCAGAAATGGAAGAGTTTGAGCTAAGATTTTCTAACTCTCTCACGCCTCGTCTGTAAGAAAACTCATCAATTGGCATTCCCTCTAACAGCATGTTGCCGTAGAGTTCCAAAAGTTGAGTAGCCTTTTCTTGAGGTACGCCAGTTGCCATTTTCAAATCCGGTTCCAAGAGATAGCAAAAGTCTACTCGACGCCTGGTGCTTACGCAATCCTCTTGAAGACGCAGTATAGGGCGGCCGAAATCTTTCTAAACCAGCCCCGCATAGCGAGGCTCGGTGTCGGTTGAAAGCCCCGGGTGGGGCTTGATTGCAGCGTAGTTCAGCTTAACTCCCGCTCATTTCTTCAAGTCGATAATCAGTTTTACCGTCATTATCCTCAATGCATACAGCTCTAAATTTCTGCTCAAGGCCGTATTTGTTCTTGGCGCTAAACTCCTGAGTTGCATAAAATTTTCCGTCATTACCCAGCCATCTTTTTGCACCAAACGCAGACATATTCAGGGTGCTTTTGTTAAGGACTGATTTTTTAACGTAAGCATCACAGGATTCACGAAGCTGATCCAGTTTCGCATCAGAAAGTTCTTTGGCCTCTTTCTGCATCTTTTCTGCTTCGGACGGCTTATTAAGTACAGCAGCAATACCGACCACAATGATGAGAAGAATAAGCATCCCAACAGTCTTGAGAATTTTCATGAATATTTTTTTAAGCACTATCATCCCCTGATTAGTGTGTTTTTGAACATGATAACCAGGGGATGCACTGCTGTAACCAAGCGCGCGTGATATTGCCATCTCAGTATCACAACCTAGGGTCACTTGGTCTGGAACTGCCTGCCAAGAAGGCCATCGCTTCGAGCAGCCCTCACAAGGATCTCCGTTACCTTAGTTTCTATTTCTTTCCCTAACGCCCGCGCTGCGGCACTGCCATCCCCAGACGTGTTAGATGATGCATTGCCCTTATTATCCACATAAATATCTATGTTGACCTGCGGCTGCGCACCACCCCCACCCTGTGCCCTGACTCCAAGCCGTCCGGCTGAGTCACGCGTCAGCGGCATGATGGCTTCGGCTCCTGCTTCAGCGAAGACACCACCTTTGGCAAACTTCGAGGCACCCTGGAAAGTGAAATACTGAGGTGAGTCGTAGACGCCATTCACATACTTGCTGAGGCCAGGCGAATCATATACCCCGCCTTTAGCATTGAACGTTACGCCAGCAGCTGCGTTCGCATATGCACCGCCTAGCGTGGTGCCACCACCCGAACCGCCGCTAATCCATCCCATGGCTGCCTGAACTGCGTAAGCAACCATGAGGCGGTTCGTCACGTCCAGTATCATCTTGAGCATCGACTTGCCGAACTCTTTAACCGATGCTTTACCGGTTGTCATAAGTTCAGTAAGCATGTCGCTCAAACCTGTTAGCGTGGAACTGGCAACGTTTTTCACGGCATCGTAGGTATTAGTAGCGGCGTCCAGATACTCATTCCAGCCGCTTACAGCACCAGCTTTCCAATCACCGCGCAGCTTATCCTCTTCAGCGTAATATTTCCGAAGCGCTGCCAGTTCTTTTTCATAACCAGCATCTTCAAGCTTTCCACCGCCATTCAGCCATCCCTGTCGAAGCTGCGCTTCCTCCATCAGGCGCTGCGTTTGACGACTACTTAACCCGGCGCTATCACGCAACGCATCGGTTTTTTCGGCCATCTGGGTGACGTATTTGTTTGCCTGATGCGCCAGCCCGTTAATCTTCTGCTGGGCCTCAACTTCCTTATTTTTCTGATCCACAACTTTGGCGGCGTTGAGGATGGCCTCACGGTTCGATAGAAGAGATTTCTCCTGTGCGCTCAGAGCGCGAGACTTAGCAGCCTCGTCCAGCTCGGCAAAATGGGATTGCTGTTTGCTGAACTCTGTATTTTTGGCGTGAATATCTCCCGTCTGACGCAGCGTTTCGAGCGTTTCCGTTAGGGTTCTGGCCTGGGCGCGGTAGTTTTCCAGGGTGCGATCGCCAGCATCCAGCGTGGCTCTTGCCTCTTTGGTCTTTTTCGCAGAATCTTCTGCAAGCTTCGAGACTGCGTCTTTCGATTCGCGACTGGATCCCCCCTCGCCTTTTACCGTGGACCCTCGCGCTTCAGCTTCATAGCTTGCCTGTGCGTTAGGCGCAGTGACTCGCTTCCAGAGTTCGGCGTAGCGCCTTTTGTTAGCCGCGATCTCCTTGTCAGCTTCTGCCCCAGCCTTTTTCATGGCCTCGACATCCATGCCGAGGAAGTCCGTAATTGCCCCACCGCCAGGAATTTTCTCGGCCCAGCCAGCTAAAGTGCCGGTGAACTTGGCATCCAGTGAGGTGATATTGAGGAAGAGATCTTTGATGGAGGACTTAACCAGTTCGAAAATATCGATTATCTGGTTTCCCCAGGCGCGCACTGTAATACCGATGTCACCAAAGGTATCAGAAGCGCTCTTCTTGAGACTTTCCCACGTTTGACCGATATTATCGGTCGCTTTATTGGTCTCCTCAGCTCGCTTTGCCATTACGCCTGCGAACAACTCAATAGCTTCGGTAACCGCCGCCTGCTCACCTTTCTGCTTACGCAGCTGGATGATGTGCTTCATCATGGCTTCATCGACAAAGCCATATTGTTCATTCAGGCTGGCCAGCCCTTTTATCGGATCGCTGACAATTTTGCCGAAGTCGGACATCGCCGCTTTGGTGTCACTACCAGCCTTGCCCATCAGGGTGATGGAGGTAGCAATTTGTTTCATCTGGCTGGCGGTATATTTGCCAGTATCGTTAAGCGTAACCAGCGTATCGACGGTGGAACTGATGGATGTGTTCGTCTTGCCTGCCACCTCCTCAGCGGCCTGGTTAAGCTGCTGCATCGAGGCGAAGCCAGCGCCCCCCATAATGATGACTGAGCGCGCCACCTGATCGAATTGTTGAGAAGAACTGTATGCAGCAGCAGCCAGCAGACCGATGGTGCCGACCAGACCGGCCAGCGCAATCGTGGTTGGGTTAATCATCCCGGCCATGCTGCGGATGTATTCGCCGACGCCAGTGAGTGCCCCCTGAACCCCGCCAAACTGGTCTTTAATCTGCCCGCCCTGCTGGAGCAGGATCAGGAACGGAGACTGCCCGCCAGCCAGCTGCGTGGCGATATCGGTGAACTGTGCCGGTAGTGTGCGCATTGCTGCGCTGTACTGCCCCACAGAGATACCGGCGCGGCGTGCAGCGGCCTCCTGCCGGGACAGCGCCTCAGGCAGCACGTCAGCTACCCCAGAGAGCCGTTCACGCGTCTGGTTGAGGATGGTGTTGAAATGCTCGAACTGGGTTCCGTTAATGCGCCCTGCTTCGAAGTGTGCCACCAGCTGCGCATGCTGCTCGTCCAGCGAGTTGAATGCGCGGATCGTCGGGTCGATTGAACCCAGCAGGTTCTTCAGCGCGGCTGATTGCTTCTCTGCCGCCTGAGTGGCCGCGAGTTCTGCCTGGGCACGCGCAGCTGCTTCGCCGGTATACGTCAGCTTAAGCCGGGTATCGTCCAGGATTTTGTTGTAATGCTGAAAATCATCGGTATCCAGAAAGCCTTTGGTCTGGAAGTTACGCAGCGCGGCCTGCTGTTCGTCCAGCCGGTTCAGCGCCTTGTTTACCGGATCGATATTCTCAAGCAGGCCTTTCAGCGCAGCCTGTTGCTCCTTGATGCCTTCGCTGCCCTGCTTTGCAGACTCAGCACCCGCGCGGAAAACGCTGTTAAGGTCATCAGCTTTGCCGACGGCACCTGCCGCGGCTTCACCGAGTTTATCCAGCTCATTGCTGGCAGTTTTCAGGTCAGAAACATCGGCCCGCAAAGTAATCGAGGCGATCTGGTCTGTCATTATTTCGTCTCCTTGTGCATTACTTTGAGAGCCTCGCTTTCCATAATCTGAAGGTCAGCCATGCAGGCCGCCGCATCCTCAACCCCGTGTAACTCAAACACCCAGGGGAGAACGTTGTAATCAAGGCCGGTCGCCCCGCCCGCGCCAACGCGCCATTGAGTCGCCAGTGCAGAGAATATGGTGAATGATTTCCATACCGACGGCAGGATCCCCACCTCTTCCTGCACGTCCTCAGGCGTCAAACCAAAAGCGGCTAACTCCGCGAGAGTCGGTCCCGGCGTGTACAACGCTGCGGCGACCTGCCTCAGTTTTTTTCCCGTACCCCCATCAACTCTTTGGTATAGGCCAGGCCGATGTTGTCGAACGCGCGCGGGTAGTTCTGCAGGAGGACCACCACGTTATCGCGGTTAAACTCGTCAGGCAGTGCCCAGCCATTAACGATCTCCATCAGGTAGTCGGCCTGTGGCTCGATAAGAGACTTTTTGCCTTCGGCACCTTTGCGCAGCTTCTCATCCATGGCGTGCAGCTCTTCGAGCGTCTTATGGCGGAAGGTAAAGGTCAGCTTGCCGTCTTCAGCACCGGCGCGCGGAATGCTGGCAGTGGCGGGAAAGGTCGGGTTTGGGATCAGAGAGAATTGGGTCATTTCGGTTCCTTAGAAGGATGCAGGATGGGGCCGTAAAAAGCCCGGCGAACCGGGCCAGAGTGGTTAGCTGACCGTGACGACACACGCGCCAGAGGTGATGGTCTTGCCCGCGGCGTCGGTGACTTCACAGGTGTAAGAGCCAGCATCGCCGAATGCCACAGACGGGATGTTGAACGTCGAGGCCGTTTTGCCCGGGATAGCGGTACCGCCTTTCTTCCACACGTACGTGTAAGGCGCGGAACCGCCCTGCATGACCACCGCCAGATCCAGCGCAGAACCAGAAGCGACCGATTTGGTTGCAGGCAGGTCAGTCAGGAAGGCCAGCGGCATAGCGGAGGAGTCGGCGATCGGGTAAATCTGCATATCCGATTCAAAGTTCATGCGCGCTTCGTTGCTTTCCACGGCGTTGATTTCGGTACGTGGCACGCGCTGGAACGACACTTTGGCAGAGTAGTAACGATCCGCTTTCCCGCGAGGGTTGTGGAACCAGACCGCCGTGGTGTCGCAGGAGTCGTCCAGGTCGATGAGGCGCTTGTAAATCGCCAGTTGCGGGTCGTGGGCGAACGTGTAGACCTGAACCACTGCGTTTTTAAACGTCGGGATGGTACGGGCCTTATCATCTTCCAGGAACTGGACACTGATGGTCTGCTGGTCGCCGCCTTCGGTGGACAGCGTCATAACCTGCGGCATGGTGATCCACGAGTCGATTTTGCGCAGTGTACCTGCGCCGGTGCCCGCCGGGAATTTCTTGGTATCGGTGGTATCAAACGCTTCCAGCACAATTTTGGTGCCGGTCACCGATTTAACGCGCAGCACCATGTTATCGAGTTTGAGCCAGCCAGAGCTTACCTGGACGACATCACCCGCAAGGATCCCGGCAGCGGAGGCAACGGTCAGTTCGCATTCCGTCGCGTTGGAGGCTGCTGTGAAGACAATCGGCGCAAGATAGGCCTTGGCCACGTTCACACGTGACCCGTTAGGGATTGCGAATGCCATTGCATTCTCCTGAATTGAGGAAATAAAAAACCCGCCGGATGGCGGGTCAGTAATCAGCGCGGTACTGCATGCTGACGGGAGTGGTGTAAGTGATGGAGCCGCTACTGCCGTTTGGTGCTGATGTAGGGCGATCCTGTATCGGTGGACGTAGCTGCGGTGGCCCGTTGATGTAAACCGTCAAATCCCCGTCCACCAGCGGCAGTCCTTCGGGGAAGGCATCTGCAACAGACGTTGCCATCCCCCTGGCCTGCGTCACGCCGCTGCCTGCTGGCGCAATGATGTTGAACTGGAGAAAGCCCTGGTACGTACGCAGCTGGCCTTCCAGATCCTGCCCTACGGTCTGCGCAGGCAGGATATAAACGCGCCCGTATGGCACATTATCCGGGGGAGTGAACGCGATGTTCGGCCAGGCCACCGGCAGGCCAAGCGACGAGCAGATAACCGCAACACGGCTCTCCAGCAGGCCAGCGATACGCATTGACTGGTCACAGGCCATTGCGCACCTCGCTCATTGCCTCACGGAACATTTGCGCGGCATCCAGCGCAGTGATACCCACCATGCCGCCGGGCGCCTGACCAGAGTGCCCGTTCTCAAGCGCTGCCGCATAAGGCAGATTATTGGTGAAGTAAATCGAGCTGACCTGGCCCACCCTGAACACCTCGAGCACCGCCATGCCACGGGAATTTGAACCCTGGCCGGAAGCGTCCGGTGTATCGTTGGACTGAGTAGGCTGGCTGTCGAAACCCACATACCAGTTGTTTTTGAAGCGCCCGCCGACATAGCCCTCAGGCTTTTTGATGTCCATCGAGTCATTTACGCGCAGACCACGCTTAAGCCGTCCCGATTTGGTCAGGTTGGCAGGGTCATCGCGAAGGGCCGCGTTATGCTCCCGCACCGCAGTGTTGTACGCCGTCGCGGTCTGGTTGACCTGCCAGATATCCGGCTGGCCCACCGGGGACATCTCGACCAGTTGAGCGAGGATTTTAATGCCCGTCCGGCGCACTGCCTGATCCATCTCCTGCTTCGAACTATTCACAAATAACTGAATGGAAGCCAGGAACGGCTGATTAACAGAGCTGGCCATAGTCACGCCCTCAACTGGATGTTGTAGGAGATGAGTACATCGGCAGGCTTAACCGGATTAGGCTGCACCACCCGCCATGCTTTGCCGTCGATCTCAATGCGGTCGTCAATACGCACTTCCGTTTCGGCTGTGGCCGCCAGCTTTTTATCGCCAGTAGTAATCAGAGAGCCATCTATTTCACGAGAGGAGTATTCAGTGACAACGCCAGTGACGGTCGCAGTGATAGCCGGGGTAGTGACCTCTCTGCCGGACTGATCGCGGGTAGTGCCGCCACCGCGGGTTAGCGGATAAGCCTTCCCGTTCTCGGTCAGCAGTCGCGTTGCGGTGTTTCGCATGCGGCGGTAGTCGATTGGCATATCACCCCCTTTCGATGCGGATCTGATTGCCGCCCACCACCAGCCCACGCAACGAGGAGTAGAGCCAGGGGAATGACGGTGCCGCCTTATTCGTACCTGGTTCGTACTGGACCGTGACTGCGCCCTCTACGCGCTCCATCGTTACCGCACCACCACCAGCGACCGACGGCGTGAGATCAATCTCCTGCGATTCGAGAGCCAAGCGGCACTGCGCATCAACCAGGCGCTGTGGGATGGTGTCATCTGGCAGGTCAACACCGTCGAAGCGCACGCCCGCGCGCGGCCACGATAGCGGCTGTGATGCACTGGAGCGCTGGCCGCGCCATGTCTTGCCTTCCAGATAGTCCATTGCCTGCATCAGCATCTGGCTACATTCACCATCATCCGCAGGAACGGCATATCCGCGCCCCGCCGCGAACGTGCGCAGGTCAATAACGCTGGCGTAGCTGTTGAAGTCAGGCGAATGGGGATCGGCAACCAGCATGGTTATTCCTCCAGACGCCAGTCCAGCACCAGCCAGTTACCCACTTCGTCAGGGTGAACCTCAGCGCTCAGCGGGCCGCCGGGGAATTCAGGCTCATCGCGCACCATCACCACAAACTCAATACCCTGCTGGTCCTGCTGGGCAGTGGTTTGTTCAGCGTCATTCTGCGCGGCAAGCTTTTCAGCCTCACGCTGTGCGCGCTGCTCTTTGGTCAATCCGGCCATTGGGCCTCCTGAATAACAAAGGGGCCGAAGCCCCAGTGGTTAACCCATGATGATGGCGGAGTGACGTGGTGCCACAGCAGCAACACCCCATGCCAGACCGACCTCGTAACGCACCTGGCGGTACTGGCGGTACAAAGCGACCTGGAAGGTGATGCCGGATTTCGGGTCGGTCACGTTCATCACGTCGTCGGCAGTATCGCCACCTTCCGGCATCGCCGGAGTACGGCTGGCCAGCAGGAATGAGCCGCGGTCAAACGCCATGTTTGGCGCGAATTCACTAAGCACAGTGACCGCAGCCTGATCTGCAAGATCCTGACGCAAGCCGGGAGAGCTGATGGTGATGCTGGAAGAGGTAGCAGCCACAACCAGATACTGGTTGTCATCACCATCAAACTTCACCGCGGTACCGGCAGCAATACCGCCAGTGCCCGCAGAGATAGCAACAATGATGTCACCCTCTTTCTTGGCGCCGTTGACCTTATAGCCCGCAGCATTGCTCTTCGCTGTGCGCTTAATGCTGAAGGACTCATGCAGATTGAAGCCCATGATTTTGCCAATGACACCTTCCCGGAGTAGTTGGTCTGTGCCAGCTTCGTTCGTCTTGAACAATACGGACTGCTTACCGCGGATGGACGCCATGGCTTCGCCGCCGAGCACCATACGCAGATCAGTAGTTGGCGCACCATTGTCGGTCAGGATCTGACGAGCCAGCGCTGCATCGGACAGATCGTCTTTGATGCTGAAAGGAGTATCTTTCGGTGCACCAACTGCGCGGGAGGAGTTCAGATACAATGCAGCCAGATCAGCATCCACTTCGTTCGCCAGTGCGCGGAATGCCTGCTGGAATTGTGCAGCCAGAATGGTGTTGTAGGTACCTGCCGGGCCAAGAGCCAGTTGCTCTTCACCGTTCCATTTGACCGGGGCCATTTTGGCTTTGGTGATGGTGACATCTACGCCATTAATATTCTGATCACCGGTATTTGGTGCTGAAGGTCCTGGAATGATGTCTTCGGTCTTGGTTGGCGGCGCAACTGGTGCGCGCACAATCTGGTCTTTAGCAGCTGCATCTGCCTTGGCGTCACGCGAAACTGCAGGGATAAAACCGGTTTGCTCGCGGGATACTACATCCAGCGCGGTATAGATGGTCGGGATCAGACCAGTAAGGGTATTACCTGCCATTTATGGCTCCTTTCGATTTAATCGACGATGCTGACGCCGTCTTTCAGCGCTGACTGTTTGCCAGCTATATCCAGGGAATCAAACGCATCGCGTTTCATGGTTTTCTGCCCGGCCTGATGCTGCGACTGGTGAGAGCCACCGCCGCTGTTGCCGGACGCTTTGAGGATGTAGTCTTTCTGCGGATGCAACTCGACCAGAGATTCCAGCGCTTCATCGAAGCCAGCCAGTTCGCCAGGTTTGGTGCGGGAGAACACCTTGTTGCCCTGCCCGTCGTAGGCCACGACCTTGCCGTCTTCGATTTTGAAGTTCTGGCCGAAGTGGGAACGCACGAACTCAGCCGGGATCGCCATTTTCTCAGAGATAAATTTCGAACCACCGAAGCGGCCACCGATCATCTCGTCGTAGAGCTGGGTTTCGAGCTGTTTGGTCTTGCCATTCGCTTCGTCCAGCTGCTGCTGGTAAACCTTGGTGATCTCGGCTTTCACCTGGTCAACGGCGCCAGCGTCGATCAGCTTCTTCTGGTCGATTTTGGTCATCATTTCCAGGGCCTCAAGCGCCTTGGTCGGGTCGGAGATGCCAGCGAATTTCGCGAGACTGGCTTCCGCCGCCTCCTTAGCTTCGCGGTGAGTTTTAGCTTCACCATTCAGGGAGGTGATTTTGGTCATCGCTGCGGCTGCATCGAACGGGAACTCTTTGCCGTCATCATGGACGTACACAGGCATACCGTTTTCAACAACCACATTTCCGTTAGCATCGAGTTTGAGTTTCATTGTTTTGCTCCAGCCTTCCGGCCATTGGTTGTGGGTCATCCGACCCGGTCGCCGCGTCGCATCCGCTCGGCGGCAGGCATAAAAAAAACTGCCCGGAGGCAGCCTTGATTTGATTAGGGTTGTGTTATTCAAACGCCGATGCATCCACGCGGCGCAGCTCGTCAAGGGTCAGGAACTCCCCGGCATCGTTGAACATCTCCGGTACCGTGATTTTGCCGTCGCGCAGTATCTGCGCCCGGGTAACACCCAGCACCTGCTCCTGTCGCGCGTATGGTTGCCGGGCGAGCCAGTCGGCATAGCTGGTATGCGCTGGTATCTGCCCGTCCATCGAGGCGCGCGTGGCGCTGCTCAACTCGCCAGAAGGTATCTTCAGATCTTGCCACGATTTCGTGACCAATGTTTCCCCAGAGCGGCAGCAGAAGTGAATTTTGCCGGGGCCGCGCAGATATGGCACCACATGCCCCAGCGGCTTGCCGTCAAGGGTGTAGAGCTTGCGATCGCGGATGATGCACCACTGACTGGTATGCGTATCCAGCGTGGATGACCACTGCTTGGCCTTGACGATATCGCTGTTGGCCTGGGCGAACTCCTGCCGCGCCGTGGCGGCCATATGGTTCACCGCGGTGCGGGTCACCACAGCCAGGTCACGCCGGGATGCATTGATCACCCCATCTTCACGGTTAAGTTTTGGCGTGCCGGCAACGCGCCGGACAATCTGCTCTACCGTCTCGCCCTGGAGGAAACCGGAGCGCACAGCATTTGTGATTTTGTCCAGCCGGTCGGCTTCAAGCTTCTGGCCCCACTCCTTCAGCAATCTCCCCTGGAACGGCTGCGCTGCTGCTGCGGCGTAGACCTGCTCGGGTGCAATGCTCTGCAGCGGAACGTGTTTCAGGATCTGCTGCGGGATGATGCTGCTGAACAGGTCCAGTTGATACCCGGCCTCATATTCAACGTAGCGCGTCAGTTCGCGCGCTAGCGCCTCGTTAACCGGTTCGTAGGCCTGCTGATTCAGGTCACGTACACCAGCCAGCAGCGATGCCAGGCGACGGGCGCTGTAGGTATCCGCCCGTTTGCCGTCCAGAAGCACCAACAGTTTCGCGGCCAGTTCGGCATCCAGTTTATTCAGCAGCGCCACCATGCGCCTGGCGACGCCAGTGCCGTAGCGCGACACATACAGGCCATGCGCTATCGTCTCATCCTGCAGGCGGTCGTTGACGGAACGGGCCATGTCACATCTCTTCTAATGGAGGTCCGGTCAGCGAGGCCGATTCAGCCAGCAACTCATCAAGGACTTTCTCAGGGTCGGCATCAGCATCAATCAGGTTGAGGCTCTGCAGGGCTTTAATGGCATCAATACGACGGAGGTCACCACCCTGGCGCAGGGACTGAATAGCCAGCGCTGCCGGAGGGTTGAACTCATTCGACTCAACATCCAGCTCAGTACGGACATCAACGTTGCCGCCCTCTTTCTCACCGATGTACTCGGCCATGATTTGCAGGATGTTGTCGATCGCATCTTCCAGGCTGGTCGCCATGGTGTAGAGCGGGGACTGTTCCTGCATTTTCTCTTCAGATGTCTGGTCTACTGACTTCGTCGAGGTATTGTCGGTGCGCAGCAGCTTCGCGCCAGCCTGGCGCATCTGCTCCACCAGCTCAGCCAGCGACTCTTTGCCAGCACCGATGGAGGAGCCAGTATGCTCAACGTACTCGAGGCCCTGCGTCTGCCGATCGTTGAACGAGGTTGCCGATGAAGAACCGATGGTTAACTCTTCCCCCTCCTCCAGACCGAACACGGTAAGTATCGGCACCCGGGCGACGTGCAGGATGTTGTCCTGCTCGCTCTGGTTCTGCCAGTGCTTGACGTTCAGCAGCGCCATGTTGAGTAGCGGCGGTGAACCGCACATAAAGCCGGTGCGCTTGGTGTAGAGCGTGACCAGGGTGATATCTCGACGGGAGGTTGCCCACTCTTCGTGCTTTTGCCAGGTTGATTCACCCTGACCACCAGCGGTCTTTCGATAGATTTCGACCTTGCCCGGCGTCAGGAGGCGGATCTGTTCGACTTTCGTCTGCCCGAAGTCGTCACCGTCTTCGACCACCACCTCTTTGATGCGCAGCGACGTGAGCACGACCTTGCCGCCAGTCATCTTCGACTTCCAGCCGATAACCTGACGGGGATTCAGCATGGTGACGTATGGGCGCGCGCCGGTGGCCTTCTCATCGGCTTTGGTCCTCACTTGTTCGGGATCAACGCGGGGATAGTCCACCAGCGCATGGGAAAGGCCATACTGCATCGCCAGGCTAAAGAACGACTGCGCCCATACATCCAGACGGGTGCCTTCAAGGTCCACGTCTTTTGCGAACTCACGCAACTGGTTCGGCACGTTTTCGCCCAACTGGATTGGCTCAGCGAACACACGCCCTACGTTCTGGTTGATCGTCTCTTCGTAGGCAGGGAGAAGTGTGGCCACAGCCAGGCGCTTTTTGTAATCCTCTTTGTCTTCCTTCGGCCAGCGCGGCAGATATGCCTCACCCAGCTCGCGCATGTAAAGCGTACCGCCCATCAGGGCGTCGTTAATGTCCCACGCCTGCACCATGTTCCCATAGTCCAGATTGGGTGTTGAAATATCAGGCATGGTCTTACATCCGTAGTTTAGTGACTTTGCCAGTTGGTTTGATGATCGGGAATTGCTTCACGATGTAATAACCACCAGCATCATTGGGGTGATCGTTATCAGCGGATTTATCCGGCTCGCCATTCGCCGCCCATACCTGCTGTTCCAGGCTGTCGGTATATACCGGGCAGCGAGTCACGTTAACTTTGTAGCGGCGCTCTCCGTTGCCGTTGCAGAACATGGCGTTCACGGAGTTAATGCGATCCTTTACCGGCGGGTTGGCGGCGTTCACCACCACGCTAAATCCGGCCTGCTTTAGCTGCGCGATATCCGTAGCGCTGGCGTTGTTCGATTTGCGCGAATCGCCGGAAGCATCGGGATAGATGTAAATCTGACGAGAGGCGACGTAACGTCCGCCCTCATAGCGCCAGAATTCCTCCTGGATGCGCTTAATCATCGCTGGCGTGTCATAAACCTTCACCAGCTCCCGTATAGCTCTCGGTTCTCCGTCGCGCAGCACATGGACAATGGCTGCCATCTTGCCAACGTTAAAGTCCATGCCGATATACAGTGGTTCGCCTGCCTGCTCCTCATCGGTACAGCCGTTAAGCTGGCGATCGAACTGGTGATAGATGGTGCCACTGGTCAGGTTAGTGAATTTCCCACGCAAATACGCCTTAATCAGCTCTGGCGGATAGGAGTCCATCAGCGAAGGGATGTAATCGTGCGGGAGGTTCGCTTCATTATCGAACGTTGAGGCCTGTATCAGGCCATACAGCGTCGCCAGTTCAGGCTTATCGCGCACAGCTTTAACAAACTGCTGGTAGACGAACTTAAAGCCCTCTGGCGTTGTGGTCACATCGATGCCGTTACGCAGGCCGTCAACCTTGTAGCGCATACGAGCGATGATTTTTCGCCATGCCTGCTGCGCTTTTGCGGCAGCCATAACGTCCAGTTCATCAACCATCGCGTTGCCGATTTTGAAGCCGACAATAGAGCCTGGCTTCTCCATCGAACGGCAGATAGTCGTTCCGCGGTACTGACGCCCGGCGTAGAAGTGAACCTCTTTGTTCCCCTCGTTAATTTTGACGTTCATGCCCCAGTCGAAAGCCACCTCTTCCACTGTCGGATAGAAGATGTCACGAATCTGCGGATAGGTCGGCGCGAAGTAGCCCTGGTTGATTTTGGGGAACTCCCACATCCCCTTGCAGATGCCGCCGCAGCCAACCCACGTCTTACCGGAACCGAACCCGGCAACGTAGGCCTTAAACTTATGCGGCATTGCGAGGAAGCGCGCCTGGGGAACGTTAAGCGTCGGCGCTATCATCACGAACCCTCGCGTCTACCACGTTAATGTTGATTGCAACTGGTGCAGGAACATCATCATCAGGATCGGCTGCCAGCTCTTTGCGGAGTTTTTCCACTTCTAGTTGCCGACGTTCGATTTCAATCTGCTGCAGACGCTGCGCAAACTCGCTATCGGCCAGGCCAAGCCGCTTCATCACGGCTTCATACATGCGCTCGCGGCTTATGGCTGTTATCTCAACGCCATTCTTACCCAGCTTCACCCCGGAATAAGCCAGGGCAGCATCAGGAGGAAGTTTCCGGGTATCCGCGAAGTATGGCTGTCCGATCCCGTCACCATTACAGCGCGGACAATCTGGGTTAGGCTCCCGGTTGTGGTCATAGCCATAGCCACCCGGGTCCTCAGGAGGTTTAACGCCCTCCTTGCCTTCAACCTTTGCCAGCGCCTCGTCGAACTCCACAGCATCGCGCCATTGGTAGTAATGACCATGACCCCAGCAATAACGGCAGGCGCCGCGACGATACTGTGAAAGCTGGTTTGCATCGAAGGTGGCGAGCTGCCACATCTGAGAGAGAACTTCATCGGCACTACCAAGCGTGCGCTCAATGGACGCTTTCTGCTGCTGCGCAATAGCCTGAGCCACACTAACTTTTGCTAACAGCCTTGCACCCTGCTCGTTGGCTGTCTTTTTGCTGTACCCCGCCCGGATAGCTGCCTGTGTGGCATTGCGATCCTTAAGGTATTCTGCGACGAAAAATCTTTGCTGGGCCGACAAGCCATCATCATCCACCAGCTCATCTGCGCACTTTTCCTTTTGCGCAGTGCGCATTTTCTTCTGTGCAGTTTTTTGCGCAGTTTGCGCAGTTGGCTTTTTGATGTGTCGGCGTGCGGTTGCATAATTCAGTCCCTGCGCTTCACACCATTCTTTCGGTGATACGCTGGTTTCGGCATGGTCGGACAGGAACCGTTGCTGAAGCACGCCCCAGTCCGGTTTTGCCATGGTTATATTCCTTTTGTCATAGCCATTAAAAAAACCACCCTAAGGTGGCCTTTGCAATGCCAATAAAAGGGCCGCCTAAGCGACCTCTTCTTTGAAAGATAGGATTATAAAAGTTTAATTTTCACGTCATAACCTTCCAGACCTGTCATCGCTTCGCGAGCAACAAACTGAATTTCAGAGACTTCTTTTCCTGTTTTTTTTCTTAATTCTGAAATTTTTTTTGCGATCAAAGCGGAAATTTCTTCTTCGGTCTTTTGTGTCAGAGCATCAACTTTCATTTGGGCCTCTTCTGGTTTACTCATATTCCCATTCTCCAGCAAGGTGATAGATGTTGAATCACTATCTTCCACTATAAATGTCTATAAATTATAGACTAATGATGTTGTCGCTGCATACATCTACCAAATCCTTGCTTTCCTGGTTGTAGGGAAACCCTGATGCATTGGTCTGTGACAAAAAAAGCCCCTGCATCACTGCAAGGGCTTTGGGTATACGATGCCGGGTGCCTCCCGGAGAGTCGTTGGGATAACCACCCGTGACTCGCTGCTTCAGTCGTTCATGAGTTAGCAAGCTAAATTTGGAGTTGCTACTGTGAGCTGCGCGACGCCTCTATCTTCCTGATGCTGGCCTTATCAATGTTGCACTGCCCTAGCGCTGATAACAGGCTTACATTCAAATCCAGGCTGGCCCCATAGGTCAGCGGATCGGGAATCGCAGGTTGCGGCGTCTCAGCTATCAGGTTTGACGGCAGCGGTACCATCGGAACCGGTACGTACAATGTCCGCGTACTTCCGCAGCCGGTCAGCAGCTGCAGCAGGCACAGGCCGACGAGCGCAATCATCATTCGCAACAGCCACTTTGATATCTGCCTGGACTCTCTGTGACTCCAGTGCGATCTGCTGTTTTGCATTCTGATTTGCCTCGGAGATGGTGTTAATAATGCTCACCGCCTGAATGACATTGGCGGTAATGGCGTTTGCAGACTCGGCTTGCTGCTCAGCTCTATCTGCCCGTATTTTTTCACGGTTGGCCTTGTCGCTGTAATACCAGGCCGACCAGCACGCTCCGCCGAACAGGCACAGGATGAACACGACGATCGCAATGAGGTAATGGGATTTCATCAGAACACTCCCGGCGCTGATGCTGGCGTGCCAGGGTTAAGCGGCCCGACACCACCATTGAATAGTTGCGGCTTTTGCTGCCATTCACAGACTTCGCGCTCAATCTCGCGCCGCGTGATGAGGCCTTTCCATTGCTGGCCACCAGCATAGGTCCAGCGCTGCAGCTCTTTGCACGCACCCGGAACATCGCCAGCATTCAGTTTTTTCAGCAGCGTGGAGCGACTAAACGCGCCAACGCCCACGTTATAGGTGAACGAGTAAAGCGCCGCCCGTGCTGTCTCAGGGATGCGGACCCTAATCAGCGGATCGATGGCTGTCGCCACCTTGCGCAGGTCGGACTGCAGCAGAGCATCGCACTCTTTGTCGGTGTAACGGTGACCGCGGCGAACGTCAGCACCAGTGTGCCCGTCGCATACAGTCCAGACTCCAACGACATCCTGATATGCGTAATAGCGCCGCCCTTCCAGCCCGTCAGCATTACCCAGCATGACTGCGGCAATGGTTATCGCGCCCGATCCGCCCAGGACGGCCTTCACGAGCTTACTTTTCAGCGTCGGGTTCATTCTGGCTCCTGTCGCGGCGATTACTTTCGCGGATTTTGAAGTACAAATTTGTCAGGTACGTAAGAACAGCAACTACTATGCCCACCAGCACGCCGATGGCGTTCCACTGCTCAGGGCTGTATGCGTTAAGAATGCCGTTCAACACGCTCCCCGCAGACGCGCCGTAAGCTGCGCCGGTGGTTAATTTATCCATGCGTAACATCTCTCACCTCCGATGGGTCCGGGGTGCTGTGCGGTGTAAAAGGGTCAGGCTCTCCGTATGAATTAACGACAAACCTTGATGGGGGTTTCCGGGAGTCTGAAATAAAAAAAGGCCCGCTTTTCAGCAGGCCTAACTGAGTTGGAAATCTAAGTCGGTAGTCGTGTTACCTTGCCATTATCCGTGCAACAGCTGTGTCGAGCAGCGTCACTAACCGGTCAGGATGTCCGGCCAATGGTTCTGGATTGGCTCACAATTTAAAAATAGCACTACTTTCGAAGCGGGAATAAAAAAAGCCTGCTCGGAAGAACAGGCTCACAAAGCACTTACCAGGTTTACATACGGGTGCCGGGTGCCTCCCGGTGACTCGTTACCAGTTATACGAGCCGCAAGCACATATACATCAACTGGATTGCCCCACCGCACAGGGGGATTCACCAAATATAAACCTATACTAATATTAAAACGGACCGGGGCTTATTTCAAATATGTGGCGGCGTTAACGGCCCTGATAAAATCTTAGCCTCACCGTCATCGCAGATGTCATCGCCTTGCGTGAGATACCATACACCCGTTATGGTTCGGCCCGTTTCGAGGTCTTCGGTTTCGTCGTTTGTGTAGTACGCAACCTGAACCCTGCCATTGTGCTGTATCCAGTAAAAACCTTCTTTCATACTTCCTGCCTTCTGTGAATTTTGATATCCCTATAAAATACACTCTTTATGTCAAAGGATATTTGCTTATGAAAGCGGGCATCAACTACGAGTTTCATCATTTCGGCATCCCGGTACAGGATGGAAACCATGAAGGGTCATTCAGTGAAAAAGCTGGAATGTATACAGCTGACAACCCGGGTAAATTCAGGGTGCAGTGGCATCGCTTCACGGATGATTCTCCCCTCCATCCCCTTTTGAAAACCGTACCCCATGTAGCGTTTAAGGTAAACAATCTCTCAGCGGCCATTAAAGGGGAAGAGATTATTCTGGGCCCTTACGAGCCTATAGATGGTTACTGGGTGGCAGTAATAAATGACGCGGGAGTGCCAATTGAACTCATTGAAACGACGTTGTCAGATGACGAAATCTGGAACCGAGCCCGCTCCGGTCGCGGTAGCCTGTATCGTTCTCAGGATCATAGCGGGTTGGATTAAATTTGTGGTGCCGGGTGCCTCCCGGTGATTCTGCGCTAGACCACAGAACCGCGTCATTCACCTGCCCTGACTAGTCGCCCCACCGCATAGGGGGATTCACCACTGAGACAGTATAATGGCTTACTCTTAATAAGACTAATCTTATCTGTTTATAGTCAGGCTCGCCGGATGAATTAACGACAAAACGAGTGATGAGGGTATCCGGGAGCCTGAAAAAAAACCGCCGAAGCGAGCCCTGTAATGTGAGTGGATACTATTCCTGAGCGGAACTGGTGTCCTTCTGACGTATCTCAACGATTCGAGACTGTTCATCCACGATGATAAGCACTGTCTCATCCCCAGCGAAAGCCATCAAATTATCTTCTTTAGAGATGATTCGACAGGGCATCCCTAGCAGCTCTTTAACTGATGTTGGCGCTTTCCACGGCCACGGAACAGGACGAGTATCTGTTGTCATAGGCTCTCCGTTTATCAAGTGAAAATGGCATGACTTCCATTTGAGCCTAATAGACTTTTGGGATAACGGAGCCCATAAAACAACAAAACCCGCTCGGTGGCGGGTTTCTTAACGGTGAACACACAATGCCCATCGTTGGAACGAAATTAACACAAATTCGGGAAAAGTAAATAGCTCACGGTTGAAACGTAAGCTGTTTTCGTGAGCATTATCGTGTTATCTGCTTGAGCTGCGCTTCTGCCCAGGCTTCTTCGATATCAAATTTCGTGATCAGCTGGTCGTAAAACGGCTTAACCGACTTCTTCCACGTATCCAGGCTAATCGCATCAGTGATCTGACAAACAGCTGCATATGCCTCTGTTGATGGAATCCGCTCATAACCGCGCCCACTGCAGCGCTTGCAGGCAGCCAACACTGGAACGCCCTGTTCCTCTGTGAGTTCCTGATTCACTGCCAGCCCCCTCCCATGGCAATCACTACAGGCGCAGCTGACAACCCTCTTTCCTTTGCAGGTCGTGCATAGTACACGCGCCACTTCCTTCACCTGACGCCGGTTCTGATGCTGCGAGGGGATAACCTTCAGGCCCCATTTCTTGGATTTTTGTATGATGTCCTTTGCGCAGCCAGACATGCTGGTTTTCATAGTGAAAACGTCAGCCTCAATAAATCCCTGCCCCGCGCAGCAATCGCACTGTTTCACGCTGGCAGCGCTGCGCGAATAGTCCTCAAACGCGAACGTGGCCAGCTGATGCATCACCAGAGGCTTAACTCCTTCGCTCAACTTGCGCAGCGCAGCAACTTTATCGCATTTTGTCAGCGCGTATTCTGCCAGCAGCGCGATCGCCCTCTCCCGGTCGTTATGGCTGATCCCCATCTTCCCGAGGAAAGCGCTGTACCCCATGGCGGCGCGTTCCTGCGTCATGCCCATGGCTGCCATGATGTCCGTGCCGGTCAGCGAATCTGATGCGGTGGCGCGCGGGGAGTCGCTGATCATCGTGGACTTTGCGAAGTGATATTTCACTGTGTTTTCGAGGTTCATGCTGAGGCTCCTGCCATCATGTAAATGCGAATAAAGTTACGAAGGATGCGATAGTCCACCAGCACTGTTCCCGGGCGGCGATAAATGCGGAGGCGCAGCCAGCGCATGCGAAGCGATTCGATCAGTTCTGGTTTCATGCTGGCTCCAGCTCGGTGATGGTTAACTCCAGTTTGCCGCCCTTGATGATCGGCATCCGCTTCACGCGGTAATCGTCCACCTGCTGGTCATCCAGCCAGAACCCGGCTTTTGTCAGCGCGTCGAACGCAGCTTTTTGCAGGTTGTCCAGGTCCCGGCGGCGGCGATCCGGCATGTGGCACTCGATACGAATTTTCACCGGCGTAGCCAAGCCGATATCCAGCATCCCGTCTTTGATGATTTGGGCGACGCGGTCGCGGTAGGCCTGCCCTTCTGTGCTGATATGCGTACGCCCGCGGTTGTGCCGGTAGTAGCGGTTATTGCTGGGCGGCCACGGCAGGCTGATTCGATATTCGCTCATACTTTTACTTTTCCCTCTTTCAGCCAGATAACCTGCGTGCGGGCCATGCCTTCCAGCGCGCACTCCTTTGCATACGCCGCATCCACTAAGCGGGTGCGGCGGTCTATTTCGTCGTGGCAGCTGCTACAGGCGATGGTAGCGATCAGGTCAGGCGGTTTGATGCCGGTACCGCACAGACCGGCCAGGCGGATATGTGCCAGAACGGACGTTTCAGGATTGCCATTGCACACCCCGGGGATCCGAACCTGACATTCGCGACCGCGGGCTTCTTTGCATAAATCTGCCATGATCACCCCCAGACCTTTTGTCGGAAGGTCCGCGGTGTGCGCTCTTGCCGCCGGGCTTCAGGTAGCTGGACGCTGACGGCCCAGGTGACGTAATCGGGGTTCAGGCTGCGCTCGACCTTCACGCCGCGCGCACGGTATGTTGCCATTAGCTCTTCGGCCTGCGCCGTTGTGCATTCGGTATGTTGGAACCATGAGGATTTCATTGCCTTACCCCGCAAAGCTCATCAGCTGCGCGGCGGCGTTATCAGCCTCGCTACGGCTCTTGAACGATTTGGACAGAATCCAGCGCCACAGGACATCGAGTGCAGCCCTGTAGAGCTGCTGAAACTCGGTATCGTCCATGTTGGCGAAGGCTATGCTGCGTGGATGCTTGCGAAGGGTGCCATCAGGCAGCTGGATAGCGTCGTAATGCCCGGATTCGATGGTTACCCAAGCGCGATACGCGTCGAAGGACTTGCATGCGCTGATGCTGCCAGTGCGCTTGTCGGCGATGCGTTCTAGATACTGTTCAGCAGCATCCAGCAGCGCGCCTTCGTTCCCGCCGTATGAAGCGAGGTATCTCGCATAGCCGGTCACCAGCTTGCGTTCGTTGGATGAGATGGCACCGCCAGTTGGCTCCCAGTATTCGAAGCCGAGATTCAACAGAGCGAAGAAGCGGCGGTGGAAAGCTGGGTTACGGACCTGTTTAAAGTCGGCCACCAGCACCGCGCCGAGCTTGATTTTTGATTGCAGCAATTCGCTGGTCTCCGGCGTGGCGGGGATCAGAATTCCTGAGGATTGCTTGATGAGTTGTAACTGCGCCATGGTGTTCTCCGTGGCGCATCAGGTCAACGGGTGTTCAGTCCGTTGATATCATAATATCAGAGGGTTGATTGACGTGGTAGCCGAGGCGGCGAAGAAAACGGGTTCCGGACGAAAGATTAAAAACACCTTCATCCGCCAGCAGCGGGCGGCACGACACCATTCCATTCCTGGTGTATACAAGACATCGGCCCTCAAACGGCATGGAGCCAATAAGCTTGCCGTCTGAACGTCTTATAATGTCGTACCAGTCATCCTGCTCCTGCTTTTCTTTCACATCAACCTCCTCACTTTGCTATCCACAAATACACTCTCCCGGCGGGGAGAACTCCACTCCATAGAGCCAAAATAACAAATGGCGCAAATTTCCTAATAGGTTCGCCGGAAGAAAAATTCATTTTTTTCTGTAGCACTTAAACCATACAACAAAATACTGTATGCATAAACAGTAATTATCCATTTAGCTTAAGTGTGCACATGAAATGCATGTCTGCACAAGCTCATTTATCTATATGATTTTAATGATTTTTACTGCCTCTTTCGCGCAAAAAATGATCGTTATTTTTAACAGTCACCGTAGGAAATACTGGGGATAATATCTGATTAAAAACTGTTCGAGCCGTGCGTGCAGAGGGCCGCTCTGTGATTGAGGGTATATTGCCGAGGTGACACATCTTGTCAGGTTGGGAATTTGTTGCCGCGCTGTGACTATTATCTAATCGATTTCATAGATCAATATCATTGCATCGATCGGTAAAGCGATCGGGTTCGAGAACGCCGCGTTTACGCGGCGTTACGCCTATTAAGCGAACAGACTATTTCCTAGAGCCTAACCCCAAAATATGTGGCATCAAGATGACTTGGTTATGAGTTGCGAGCATTTATAAAGAACTTCATCTTTGCCTTGGCTAAACAAATCATTATTGATAAGAAGCGAAACTGTCTGTTTATTCGTCTTTTTTTGCTGCTCTGTCACAGGGTACTCAATGATATAGGTGTAAGTGACCAATTTGACACCCTTGGCCGAGGCATCAAACTTCTGAATTGGAGGTATGATGATATTGGTCACCTGCAACCCGCCTGCGGTTCGGTTATGAACCATTGAAAGTCCCTGCCCCTGTGCGACAGGGATGTTATCCTTTACCACGAAGTACTTGATGGTGCTTTCATCACCTCCATTATCAATTATTGTTACTGTATATCCACCATCGCAACTCGCTACAGCCTTCGTAACAACATCAACTCCAAAAGCTGCGTTGAAATGACACCCAAGCAGAATGCCTACAGCTATTAATTTTCTCTTCATCCCATGTCTCTTTTTTGTTTATAAACGAAAGAATTTATCATCGAAAGCATTTGTTGTTGACCCGCTAATTTAAGCGACAGGGCAAAACGAATTCTTTTATGCCGCGGCTAAACGGCATTTAATGTATGAATAGGCTGCTTATGCGCTCCCTGCGCACAACTCCGGCAGGTTTGCTCTCATCATCGCCTCACTTAACGACGGGCATAATGCCCACTAAAAAAGGGGATTGAAAGAAGCAGTTACTTTTGTAAAAGTAAAAGTCGCGCCCAAGGAAGGCCAACAAAACGGTAGCTTAAGCACCACATGGAACTAAATAAAAACTATAAAAATATGAAGTAGACGGTTTATTGTTGTTTTATTCCCTTTAAAAGAGGTTTCTATGGCTACCTGCACAAAATGTAACAGAACTATTACCAATAACCATTGCCCTGACTGTGAAGAGAAAGAGCGAGCCAAGATTAGGTTTGATTTTACTCCCAACCCGACGACATACAGACACCCATCACCTCCGAGCAATCCTTATCAAGACAACCATCGGGGTGGGACTGTATATGTGGGGAAGAAGCCGCCAGCCACGACTGGTGAAATTATTTTCAATGTAATTGCAGCCATTGTAATTATTAGTATTTGCCTGTTTGTTGCTTATCAAGTGATGATTTCGGCTTAAAATACACATCGCCTCACTTATAACGCCGGGAGTTATTCCGGCGTTTTCGAACTGACATTGGATCACGCCAGCTCCTGTTGCGTTAAAACCTATCCCAATAAGTTCTCTTGTTAATATGTTCTAAGCAGCCCTCTCCCGCTGTTCGCACATCTCCGGCAGGTTTGCACGTACCAGCGCCTCAGCGAATGGCGGAGGTACGGCATTGCCGCAGCGGGCAACCTGCTTATCCTTCGCGTACTTCACGCCTCGGAAGTCCTGGTCGATGATATACCACTCTGGGAAACCCTGGGCGCGATACAGCTCTGTGGGCTGCAGCATGCGCATGCCGATATCAACGATGCGGTAAACAACGCCGTCAACCGTCACCAGACCGTCAGCATCTGCCCCGCAATACTCATGCAGGAACGCCAGCGCCTGCGCAGCGCGCTGCTGATCATATCCCTCAGTCGCTGATGTGGTTTCGACGTTGCCAACGTGCTGACCGCCAGCAGTAAGACCAGGCGCTGGCGCGTCAACCACCCTCCCGTCCCGGCAGGTTCCGCGCAGCATCACCAGGTGCGATGTGACCAGGCCATGATGATCGGTGGTGGTGACCGTGTGGGCTGGCTCATCCAGCGCTACGCCAGCGCCCTGGTAGTTCCCGCCAAAGTGCTTAACCAGATTCGCCGCCACCAGCCCGAACTTGCCGCCTCCAGCGACGACCGTTCCCAGCGGTTTATGCAGGCCGGGCACGCGCGGTTCCTGCCCCGGGCGTTCGCCGTAACCCATCTGAATCAGGGTCGTCGATACCAGCTGCGATTTACCGCCGCCGCCTGCGGTGATCGTGGCGCTAGGTTCGTCAGCGCGGTGCCCGATGCTGGCACCGAACTGCCGGGCTATCAGCGGGGCCAGTTCCGCCTCAACGATACCCAGAGCATGCCCATTTCCGCCAGGGCGCGCTGACGTGCCAGCTGTCACCGTTGGCACCGGTTCGGTAACCGGCTGCCCGGTCGCTCCGGTGCGGAACTTTGTAAGGTGCGGTACCGCGATCGCATAGCCGTGCGTTTTGATGATGGTTTGCAGCGGCTCTGCCAGCGCCTGCCCGCGGAAGCAGTCGTATTTCCCTTTCGTCGTGGTGTGATTGCACTTCACGATAAACGGCGAGGCGCTATCAATCACGAAGCGCTGGATGCCGCGCGCGATGCGCTTAAGTGTGTTCTCTGCCAGCGGCTTTTTGCGGTCGAAGATGGACTGTGCCGGGATAGACCAGTCGATACATTCCGCAGCGGTACGCCATGGCGCCAGCTTGCCGCTCTGCACTGCTGGCGTTTTCGGATCGCCGTGGGTCGACTCCGGCCAGGTTACCGGCACGCCATCGCAGCGCATCACCATGAAGAATCTCTTCCTGATGGTCGGCGCGCCGTAGTCGCAGGCGCGCAACTCACGGTGATCTACGGCATAACCCAGACCGGCCACCAACTGCTGCGCCAGCAAACCGTCGGCAGCAATGCCCAGGAACTCGCAGCACTCTGCCAGCGCCGGATGCGCGGCTGGTATACCGACAGACAGCATGCCGCAGAATGCCTCGAAGGTTTCCCCGGCGCGTTCCGGGTCCGGGCGCATCCCGCCGTCAGCGGATACGAT